TGAGATATTAGTCATAGCTAACATTATTGTTACAGGTATTCTATGTTGGATAAACATAGAGGATATTGAGGATATCTGGAAGAAATAATGGCTGCAAGACCCACAGTCTCAAGTGTACACAATCAGCTTCATGCACATGAAGTTCAATGTCATGAGAGGTGGGTCACAAACTTTAAACATCTTGAATCATTACAAAAAGAAGTAACCTTTATTAAAAATTGGATGATAGGTGGCTTAGGCACAATATCATTAACAATGGTTGGTTACATACTGAGTCAGATATGAAGTTTGGCAAGATTAAAAACGTAATAGGTGCAATAGCACCAACACTTGCAACAGGTCTTGGTAGTCCAATAGCAGGAGCAGCAGCAAGCATGATTGCTGAAGCTCTAGGATGTTCACCTAATCCAAAAAGCATAGAGCAGGCAATGGCAAGTGCTACCCCAGAACAAATAGTCCAACTCAAAAAAATAGATAAAGACTTTGAGATCAAGATGAAGGAGCTTGATGTTGATTTATATTCAATACAAACCAAAGACATTCAAGATGCTAGAGATAAGTTCTCTAATGATTGGACTCCTAAATTTATTGCAGCTTTAACGATGTTAGGGTTTATTGGTTATATTTTTTATATAACTATCTTTCCTGTATCAGATGCTAGTGACGATATAGTTATGTTGGCTGTAGGTTCTTTGACAGCAGCAAGCAGCGTTGTCCTTGCATACTTTTTTGGTAGTTCACAAGATAAGGATAAATAATGTTTATGAAAATGCATGAAGAAGAAGGTTTAGACTTTGACCTTTTAAAGAAACGTCTTGTAGATTTTGAGGGCTTAGTCTTAAAGCCTTATCATTGCAGTCAAAATTATCTAAGCATAGGCGTAGGCAGAAACCTAGATAGCAATGGTATTACAGAAGAAGAAGCTATGTATCTTCTGGATAATGATATACACAAAGTAATCGAACAATTAGATAAGCAATGGGCGGTGTGGCGTACATTCCCAGATGCAGCAAAATATGTGTCTATTGATGTGGCATTTAATATGGGCATCAACACATGGATGAGCTTTAGAAAAACTAGAGCTTATATGGAAATGGGAGAGTGGGAAGAAGCAAGTAAGGAGCTTCTTAACAGCAAATATGCAGAACAGGTTGGGAGAAGAGCAATCTTCAATTCAGAACAACTTGCATCATGCCAAAAAAAACCAACGAACAGCTAAGTAACGCAATCAGAATAGGCAGCTATGGTGAGCTGCTAGTACATTCCTTCTTGGCTGAACATTGCCAATTTGTCTATCCAACATGCTATGGGCATCCTGCTGATCTAATCGTAGAGATGGGCAATAATTCATTGTTCAAAGTACAAGTCAAATCACGAAATAGAGGAAAAGAAGGAAAGTATGCATTTCCATTGGAGAACCACAGGAATCAAGCAGAGTCACATAGGTCTTACCATTGTGACATTCTGTGTTTTGTATTCTTGCCTTCCAAAAGATTCATATTTAAGCCCAACACTACCCAACAGAAGTATTATGTTTTTACAGACAAACACATTAGTGAGGGGGTTGAACTCACATCATTCCAAGAAACACTTGAAGCTCTTGCAAGCGTACCTACCATAAATCCCTTATTCCCAGAATAATTAGTATATAAATATATTTGCATATACAAATATAATAGATATATACTATCGCTATGTTTACTAATAATTTAATACAGGAGAATATTATGATTAGATTACAAAACGCAGACTTGGTTAAAGATCGCCAAGAGAGTGATATGGTGCAACACATTACAGATGTGCTTTTGCATGGTGGTGCTAATGATGCTGACATTCAAGAAATGTTAGATGCAGCTAGTATTGATAGGAAGAGAACTGCTAGAGGGTTCTCATTCACCTTAAACTTTGAGTGGGTGAAGTAATGAATATAGCAGCAGTATTAGATTCAATCCCTTCCGCAAAGGAAGGGATGTTAAAAGATGCCATTAGAAAAGGCAGACAAGGCAAGCAAGACTATCAATATTTCTTTGGATATCTATACCTATATATTTTAGATCAGATTGCTGATGCTGAAGGTTATGGGCATGTAACAGAATCTATTGAACATCTGAAAAAAAACTATTGTGATATCTACATAGATATGAGTGCTAAAAATTTGCATGGTGAAGAAGATGAATATTATTGGATGATGAAAATTGACTTTGATGTTGATTTCTTAATTTCTGAAGATAAGTTAAGAGAATACTTTTTTGACAATGAGTTTGATCAGGAACGCTGTGGTCATTCTTATGATTGCTGTGGAAGCTATTACTACAATGCAGTAGATATTAATCTCAATAACTATTGGGAACATCAGTATCAAGATGCTGATGGTAACCATAAGACAAAGTTTAACTACACTTTAATCGCAACTAGAAAAGCGTTAAAAAACATTTAGGAGAAAATTATGTACCAAGTAATTCAATATGTTCCAGATGCAGCAGGCAACATTAGCAAAGACAGCTATGTTGTCTGCATGACAACTAATGACGAAGATCAAGCGAAGGCGAAGCTCAAGCGTAATCTTGAAGCAGGCTTCAGATCACAAATTAAGGTAGTGAGGTAATTATGTTAAATGGTCTAATGTTTAAATCTAGTATTGGTCATGTAGAGTGGGATTGGTCAGATAAAGGTGACCCATCCCCAAAATACAAGGCTTACAATTATGAGTGGTACATTCCTAACAAATCAGATTTCTTTATTGTTAGTGATCTATCGCAAGCAGAAAAGCAACTTGTTAAAGACGAGCTGTGGCAATCGCTACAGCTTGAGATTGAGTGGACTAAAGCAAGGCGTAAACAACATCTTGCAAACAAGAAGGCAGGGAAGTAGTTATGGGTAATATTCCAGACGTAATGATATTAGTGCTAGTAGGAGCTTTCCTACTAGCTGTCAGTTTTTATTTGGATAAGTAATGGCAGAAGGTAAATTAACTAGGGATGATGTGCTAACAGCTTCTATAGTCGCTAACGCTATGGGCAAGGGCAAATATAAAAGCAGGCAGGCACAGCTAAAAGAAAACATCAAAGCTAAGAATGGTAAGAACATTAGATTTGACCAGAACTTAGCTATGAAGCTAGGTGACTTTTTAGAAGAGGGCATCATTAACTTTGCATGTGATCAGATTGGTTTAACAAATGTTGTTACTGAGTTTGGTAAAAAGTTTGAGCATCCATTCTATCCTGTAGAGTGTTCTTTGGATGGCATGGCAGATGCTAAAGAGCTGACAATAGTTCCAGATGAAGCTAAAGGCATCCATTGCCCAGAAGCAGATGAGGTGTTTATTAACAACACAGGCATCATAGAATGTAAGCTGACTAAAGATTATCCAGATCATTCGCAAGAAACTTTGGATTGGCGTGGTTGGCTACAGCTCAAGACACAGGTGGAGTGTGCTAATACTAACTGGGGTGTCTTGGTTATCTTTTATCAAAGCTCTTATGAGCTGCATTATTACTTTTATCAACGTGATATGCAGTTTGGCAATGAACTCAAGGAGATTGCTGAAGAGTGGCAGGAACGTATAAAAACTGAATCATACTTTGACCCAGAAACATCTGATGATGCATGGCTAAAATATGATGAAGCTGTACCAGATGAAGTGGTAGAACTAAACCCTAGTGCCATAGACAAACTTTCCCAGATAGTGAATTTAGATGAGAACATAAAGCTAATGGGCAAACAAAAAGATCAGTTGCAAAAAGACATTATGAAAATGATGGGTAATTCTGAACAAGCAATAGTAGGTGATTTTCATGTGAACTGGGGAATGATCAATTATAAGGCACAGCCTGAGAAGATCGTGCCTGCTAAAGAAGCATATAGCGTTAGGCGTAAGTCTATTAGGATTAAACAGGTAGGGTAGGAAGCTAAGGGAGTATGAACTGGAGAGTTTTTGCAACCTACCCTTTTTTAATTATAATTAACTTGGAGAGTTAAATCATGGAAGAAGAAAAAACATTCAAAGATTTCAATGACCCCTTGACAGAACGAGCAGGAAAGGAAGCTGTCTGGGTAGACAAAGAAGTGCATCAGTTACTTTGGGAATACAAAGTTAAAAATGGCAAGAAAAGCATAGGTGAGGTAGCAGGCTACTTTATTAAGCTAGGCATTATTGATGCAATTAGGTCTGGTGATGAGTAAAAAAAATCAATCATTTAGAAATTGGTGCAAGTCTATTGTCTATAGAAATACAGATAAATATGGTGAAACTATTACGACAATAGAATACAAAGATGGCACGATTGAAAAACTTTACAATGATGGGTCTTTTGAACGAATCGTAAGCACAAAGACTTTAGAGGAATTGAAGGAGATGTTTGAAACTGAGACAGGCAACTCATGGTAAACGCTAGAAACAAAGGTGCTGCATTTGAGAGAGCTATTGTAAAGAAGATAAATGAATATCTAGAATCCACAGGCTCAAATGATCGTGTAAGAAGAAATTTAGATCAATATCAGAAGAAGGGTTTAGCTGACATCTATTGGGGTAGGTTAGCGATTGAGTGCAAGGCATACAAAGGTAATGGAAACCACTTCATGCAAGAGAGATGGTGGAAGCAAGCATGCGATGCAGCAGGTGATCTATTCATACCTGTGCTAATCTA